CTAGCGCCGGGTCGGGTCGAGGCCGGTGCCCTCACCGCCGCTCAGCGAGTAGGGGTCGAACTGCACGATCTCCTCGCCGGCCCACTCGTTGATCTCCCGCATGGTGGCCTGGAGGGGCTCAAGCTCGTTCGCCACGAAGACCCGGGCGGCCTTCTCGACGTCGCCGAATCCGCCGGTGTTCTGGGGGATGATGCCCATCATCTGGGGCGGGATGCGGTGGCCGGCGAGCTGATCGTCCCGGGTGATGTTCTTGATGTTCCAGAAGTCGTCCTTGGCCGCCACCTCGCTCACCGGGATCACCTGTACCCCGTCCTTCTTGCCGTTGGGCGAGTAGAGGAAGAGGTTGCGGAAGTTGCCGGGGCCCTTCGAATCCTTGAGCGCCTGGCGCATGGCGTCGATGTCCTTCTGGTCGTGGGCCGGGTCGTTCACGTACATGATGAAGCCGGCGTGGCTGCCGTTGAGGTAGTAGCGCCGGCGGAACAGCGTGGCCGACTCGTTGAGCCAGGCCGACTGCAGGCTGCCGATGTAGTCCGGCACGCCGTAGATGCCCTGGTCGATGTCCGGCTCGAGCAGGTGCACCACCCTGCCCCGCGGCAGCTCGGTGCGCTCCAGATAGTTCGGGGCCCACCAGTAGCGATCATTGAGCCCGCGTCGCACGTACTTGGCGCCAAGGTGACGAAACGGCAGCCGACGGCCCAGCCGGCCCCGCACCTCCTCGAGGTAGCCGTTGCCGAACACCAGGTAGTCCAGGGCCAGCGCCGAGAACGCCCGGCGACCCAGCAGCGGGTGCGGCTTGAAGGTACGCAGCAGGATGTTCCGCTTCACCTGGAGCGCCGAGCCGTGGTGCGCCGTGGCCCGGTAGGACTTGGCCAGGATCTCCAGCGGCACCGGCGGCTCGTACCACTCATCCCCCGACAGATAGATCCCCTCGTAGAAGGCATCGCGCATGCTGGTGACCGGCTCTGGGTCGCCGAAGCTGAACGCCTGGGCCTGCGGCGACGTGGACAAAGCCGGCGATTCGGTTGACGGACTGCCGCCATCGATTGACGAGTAGGCCGGAACGCGGACGCGGGGTTTCTCGGTGGCGGTCATTCGTACATCTCCATGAGTGACTGGCCGGCCCCCTCGGCGGGGCCGTCGATCGGTTCGTGGCTGAGGGCGTGCATGGCGGCCCAGGCCAGGTCGGCGTGGCCGGTGGCCTGGCTGCGCCCGCTGGTGTAGGTGTACTGGCGCCCGGAGGCGGTGAGCTCGCGCTTGATGGCCATGAACGACTGCGCCATGTCGCTCCAGCCGGCATCGAACTCGAGGCGGCTCTTGCGCATGATCTGCTGGGCCTGCATGACCAGCCGGCCCTTCACCGCCGGGTCATAGCGGAAGCGGGTCAGCGTCGGGAACCACTTCTCGACATGCTCGGCCACCGCCTCGCCCAGGCCGCTGACGTCGATGCCGATGTGCTCGATGCGGTACTTGTCCTGGAACGAGCGGATGAACGCCGCCTGGGCCGCGTAGTCCTCGCCCTTGAGGCGATGGCGCTCCAGGATGCGGTGTTTCTCGTCAGCGGTGCGCGCCGGCAGCACCACCACCAGGCCCGCGCCGTCGCCGTCCTCGCCGGTGCCGGTTGGGTCGTAGCCGATCCACACCCCGCGGTCGCCCACCGGGCGCGGCGCATAGGGCCGGTAGTCGTCCCAGACCTCCCAGGCGTCGACCATGCACGGGTGCACCAGGGTCAGAGGGAAGGCCGACTGGCTGTCGTCGACGAACTGGCACATCAGCAGGTTCGCGTACTCGTCGGGGCTGTATTCCAGCTTGAGCTGCTCGAGGTCGAACAGGTCGCAGCCGCCGGCGATCGCATCCTCAACCGTGACGATCTGCCGCCAGTGGCCGTCCGGGCACAGCGCCCCGCCGGAAAGCGCCGCGTGGCTGACGTCGAACTCCTGCCGGTCGGCCTTCTTGCGCCGCTTGTTGAACATCTCGCCGCTCCAGAACGGGTAGGCCTCGTGGCCCAGGCTCGAGGGCGTCGAGAAGTACGTCTGGCGCCACTTCTTATGCATCGCCATGCCCGACGTGACCTTGCGGAACTCCTGGAAGCGGTGAATCCAGAAGTACTCATCCAGGTAGACGTCGCCGTGATAGCCCTGGGCCGTCTTCGCGTTGGTGCCCAGAAAGTGCAGCTCGGCGCCGTTGTCGAGCACGATCGGATCGCCCTTGAGGTCGACGTCACAGACCTCCTTCACGAACTGGACGATGTAGTTGCGGAAGATGTGGGCCTGCGCCTTGCTCGCCGAGAGGAAGATCTTGTTCCGGCCATGCTCGAAGGCGTCGACGATTGCCTCGCGGGCGAAGAAGAAGGTGGCGCCGATCTGCCGCGACTTGAGGATGTTGCGGATGCGGTGCTTCTGCCCGGCCTCGTACCAGTCCAGCTGGTACCGGAAGGAGGTCTCCAGGAACGCCGCCTTGAGCTGCTCGATCTGTGCCTCGTCTAGGGCGTTGCGGCGGGGCTTCTTCTTCTCGCCGGCGTTGCGCCGCTCGATGTTCGGGTTGAGGTCGCCCTCCTTGCCCGTCTCCTGGTACCGATGCACTCGGGCCAGCCGCTCGATCTGCCGGCCGAGCAGGTCGATCTCCTTGAAGTCGCGCCCCTCCTTGGCCTCCTTGCCGATCAGCTGCACCAGGCGCGCCTCGAGCGCCCCCTCAACGCGCTCGGTGGGCGTGGCTTCCTCCCAGCCGTCGCGCTCTTTCCAGCTGTGAAGGGTCGGTGCCTTGATGTCGAGGAACTCGGCGATACGCGCGACCCGCCAGCCCTGCCAGTAGAGATGGCGGGCCGCCAGGCGCGGCGATTCGAGGGTATCGGGGGCTGGTGTCGTCATGCGGCCAGCCTACCCGCGCGCCCGTGGGTGCGAAGGCGCGGCCATTTGTGGGAGAGGCGCGGCACAACCGCCGGTGATTGAGGCAATCACGCGGGGCGCGGAACCTGACGCCATCGCCCGACCGCAACCCAGCGAGGCCACCATGCCCAAGTTCCGCGTCGCCACCGAAGGCGCCACCACCGATGGCCGCACGATCACACGCCAGTGGATCGAGCAGATGGCCAAGAACTACGACCCCGCCAAGTACGGCGCCCGCGTGTGGATGGAGCACATGCGCGGCCTGTTCGCCGACGGTCCCTTCCCTGCCTTGGGCGACGTCACCGCCGTGGAATCTCGCGAGGTCGAGGAAGGCAAGCTTGGTCTGTTCGTGGAACTCGCCCCCACCGACAAGCTCAAGCAGATCAACGAGCAGCGCCAGAAGGTATACACCTCGATCGAGGTGGACCCGGAGTTCTCCGACACCGGCGAAGCCTATCTGGTCGGCCTGGCGGTCACCGACACCCCGGCCAGCCTCGGCACCGACATGCTGCAGTTCAGTGCCCATCAGGGCGACGCCTCGCCGCTCGCCGCCCGCAAGCAGACCCCGCACAACGTCTTCACCGCCGCCGTGGAGACCCAGCTGGACTTCACCGCGCCGACGCCGGAACCCGAGAAGGGCGCCGGCTTGCTCGACACCGTGAAGGCCCTGTTCAAGCGCCACGACGCCAAGACCGACCAAGGCTTCGCTGCCTTCCGTGCCGACCTCGAGCAGACCCTCGAGCTGTTCGTGCAGAAGCACCAGGCGCTGGCTGACGACATCAAAGGCCGCCCCGACGCCTCCGCCTTCAACGAGCTGAAGAGCGCCCACGAGGCCACCAAGCAACGCCTCGACGAGCTCTACACCAAGCTCGACCACACCCCCGACACCCCGGAACGTCCGCCCGCCCTGGGCGAACACGCCGGCGCTGAACTCACCGACTGCTGAGGACACCCGATCCCATGCGCAACGATACCCGCCTTGCCTTCAACAACTTCGCCGAGCGCGTCGCCCAGCTGTCGGGTGTGCCCAGCGCCGGCGAGTCCTTCGCCGTCGACCCCAGCGTCCAACAGACGCTGGAGACCAAGATGCAGGAGACCAGCGCCTTCCTGGCCAGCATCAACATCATCGGTGTCGACGAGCTCAAGGGCGAGAAGCTCGGCCTCGGCCTGTCCGGCCCGATCGCCGGGCGCACCGACACCACGGCCAACGACCGCACCCCGCGCGATCTGAGCACCCTGGACGCCAACGGCTACGAGTGCCGCTCCACCGAGTTCGACACCTACCTGCCCTGGAGCAAGCTGGACGCCTGGGCCAAGTTCCGCGACTTCCAGGCTCGGGTGCGCAACATGATCATCCGCCAGCAGGCACTGGACCGGATCATGATCGGCTTCAATGGCACCAGTGCCGCCGTCGCGACCGATCGCGGCACCAACCCGCTGCTCCAGGACGTCAACATCGGCTGGCTACAGCAGTACCGCGACAACGCCGCCGCCCGCGTCATGACCGGTGGCGCCACCGCCGGCGAGGTGCGCGTCGGCCCCGGCGGCGACTACGCCAACCTCGACGCTCTGGTCTACGACGTGGTCAACGAGATGATCGACCCCTGGCATCGCGAGTCCACCGACCTGCGCGCGATCACCGGCCGCGAGCTGCTTGCCGACAAGTACTTCCCGCTGCTCCAGGAGCACGCCGGCACGCCCACCGAGGCCCGCGCGCTGGACATGCTGATCAGCCAGAAGCGCATGGGCGGCCAGCAGGCGGCCCGGGTGCCCTTCATGCCCGCCGGCAGCCTGCTGATCACCCCGCCGGAGAACCTCTCCATCTACTGGCAGCGCGGCAGCCGCCGCCGCTACCTCAAGGACGAGCCCAAGCGTAAGCGCGTGGAGAACTACGAGTCATCCAACGACGCCTACGTGGTCGAGGACTTCGGCGCCGGTTGCCTGGTGGAAAACATCATCTTCGGCGACTGGAGCGTATAAGGAGAGCCAGATGCAGAGTCCCGCCCGCAAGCACTACCAGCGCGTCTCCGCCGCCCAGGCGGCGGGGACCGCCGATCCCGGCCGCCCCCAGACCGGCGAGCAGTACGAGCTGCACGCCGCCGCGCTGTGGGAGGCCCGGCGCACCCTCAAGGGCATCAAGTCCACCGAGCAGAAGGTCGCCAAGAAGCGCGAGCTTCTGCCGGAGTTCGACGCCTACGTCGCCGGCGTGCTCGAGGCCGGTACCGGCGCCCAGGACGACGTCGTGATGACCGTCATGATCTGGCGGCTCGACGTCGGCGATCTCGCCGGCGCGCTGGCCATCGCCGAGTACGCCCTGCGCCACGGCCTGGACGCCCCCGACCGCTTCGAGCGCGACACCCCAGCGATCGTCGCCGAGCAGCTCGCCGAGGAGGCCATCCGGCAGCTGGAGGCACCGCACGCCGATACCGACGAAGGCCGCGCCGCCGCCGCCAATGCCGCCGCCGAACTGGCCATGCACCTGAGCCGCGCCGAGGCTCTGACCCACGACGCCGACATGCACGACCCGGTGCGCGCGAAGCTGCACAAGGCGCTCGGCTACGCCCAGCGCGCCCGCGGCGGCCACGCCGCCGAGGCCCTGGAGCACCTGCGCCGCGCCCTGGCGCTGAACGACCGCGTCGGGGTGAAGAAGGACATCGAGAAGCTCGAACGCGAGCTCAAGAACGCCGGCCAGGGCACTGCCCAGAACAGCAGCGCCCAGGCCTGACACCGAGTCGCACGCCGACGCCAAGGGGGCACCGGGCGAGAGCGGGCCACGCCCGGCTCGACACCCGGTCCACCCCCTTCCTATTCCGACCTGAGCGAGAGCCGCCGCCATGTCCCTGATCGCCGCCGGTACCGGCACCGCCCCCGCCGACCCCGAGACGCTGGAGAACAACGGCTTCTGGCCGGCCATCACCCCGGCGGACTTCCGTGAGGCCACCCGGCTGGACGGCACCGTCACCGCGCCCCGGCTGGTCCAGGCGCTGCAGGTGGCCATGGCCGACATCAACCGCCAGCTCGCCGACTGGCAGGCCGAGCAGCAGGACGACAGCGCCGCCACTCTGGGCGACGTCACCGCTCCGGTCTGGGCGCTGCCCGATCACTACGCCCTGCTCTACCGCCGCGCCGTCTACGCCACCGCCCACGCCAGTCTGCTCGAGCGCTACCGCGACGTCTCCGCGACGAATGAGGGCGACGAGCGCGGCGAGGCCAAGGACGAGTCCGCCGATGACCTGCGGCGCGACGCTCGCTGGGCCGTGGCCGAGATCGAGGGCCGCGACCACACCACCGTGGAGCTGATCTGAGATGCCCGACGTGCGCGCCCACCAGGGCGAGACCCTCGACGCGCTCTGCCAACGGGTGCTCGGCCGCACCGCCGGTGTCACCGAGCATGCCCTCGCGCTAAATCCGGGCCTGGCCGACCTCGGCCCGGTGCTGCCCCACGGCACCCTCGTCACCCTGCCCGACGAACAGGCCGCCGAGCCGGCCGTCGCCGACACCATCCAGCTCTGGACCTAGAGGACCCCATGGCCCAATCCGACACCGTCTCGAACAGCCGATCGATCTTCGAGCGGCACCTGCAAACCGGCATCCAGCTGCTGCTGGTCGCCCTGCTCGGCTGGGCCGGTCTCAAACTCGTCACTTTGGGCGAGAACACCGCCGTGCTGCGCGAGCGGCTGACCTACCAGAGCGAGCAGCTCGCCAGCCTGCGCCGCGAGCTGCGCAACTGGAGCGACCTCTACTACCGCAAGGGTGACGCCGCTCGCGAGCTGGGCGACATCAAATCCGACATCGCGAGCCTCGAGGCCCGCGTCACTGACCTGGAGAACGGCTCATGATGCAACGCTCACCCGCCCTGGGCCACGGCGATACCGGCTATCACGTCGAGTCCCTGCAGCGCGCACTGGTCCAGGCCGGTCATGCCATCGAGGTGGATGGCTGGTTCGGCGACGAGACCGAGGCCGCGGTGCGCGCCGTCCAGCGCGAGCACGGCCTGGTGATCGACGGCCTGGCCGGGCCGAAGACTCGCGAGGCCCTCGGCGGCCGCCCCGATCCCCGCCGACTGCGCCAGATTGACCTAGTGCACGCCGCCGAGCGCCTAGGCGTCGAGCTCGCCGCGGTGATGGCGGTCAACGAGGTGGAGAGCCGCGGCAGCGGCCTCTATATTGGCGGGCCGCGCGGCGGGCAGCCGGTGATCCTGTTCGAGCGGCACATCATGCGCCGCCGGCTGATCCATCACGGCGTCGCCCCCATGCCCTATCAGCAGCGCCGGCCCGACCTGGTCAACGACAAGCCCGGCGGCTACGTCGGCGGTCCCCGAGAGCACGCCCGCCTTGAGGCCGCCGCCACGCTGGATGCGAGCGCCGCCACCGACCACGGCGCGATAGAAGCGGCCAGCTGGGGGCTGTTCCAGATTATGGGGATGCACTGGCAGCGCCTGGGCTACGACTCGGCCAACGCCTGGCGTGAGGCCATGGCCACCAGCGAGGGCGACCAGCTCGAGGCGTTCGTGCGCTTCATCGAAGCCGACCAGGGCCTGCTCGTCGCCCTGCGCCGCCACGACTGGCGCGAGTTCGCCCGCCGCTACAACGGCCCCGCCTTCGAGCGCAACGACTACGACACCAAGCTCGCCGCCGCCTACCGGCGGCACACCCGCCAGCTGGAGATCGCCGCATGAAGCTGATCCAGAGCATCCTCGGCACCGTCGCCGGCCCGGTGATGGAGATCATCGACCAGGCCATCACCGACAAGGACCAGGCCAACCGGCTCAAGGCCGAACTGCGCCGCCGCCTGATCGACCAGCAAGACGCCGCCCTCCAGGCGCGCATGAAGGTCATCCTGGCCGAGGCGACCGGCGAGTCCTGGCTCCAGCGCAACTGGCGCCCGCTGCTGATGACCGTGATCGTGGCCATCGTCGCCAACAACTATCTCCTAGCGCCCTACCTCGGCGCCATGTTCGGCGTCGGCCTTCAGCTCGAGCTGCCCGAGCAGCTCTGGAACCTGATGACCCTGGGCGTAGGCGGCTACATCGCCGGGCGCTCCGGCGAGAAGATCGCCGGCACCCTGCGCGGCCGCCGCGGGCGGCTGATGGATGAGGTCGACGCCCAATGAACAAGCTCCAGTCCCTGCGCGCCCACCTGCTGGACGCCGTGCCCGAGCTGAAGCGCGGCCCCGAGCGGCTGCTGACCTTCGTCCAGGATGGCAGCATCCGTTTCCACCGGGGCCAGCATCTCAGCCACGAGTACCGCATGGACGCCCAGCTGGTGGTCACCGACTACGGCGGCAGCCTCGACACCCTGATGATCCCGCTACTGCAGTGGCTGTCCCACTACGAGCCGGACCTCGATCCCGACGACGGCGTGCGCTTCGAGGCCGAGCTGCTCAGCAATCAGGCGTATGATCTGGCCATCACCGTGCGCCTGACCGAGCGCGTGGTCGCGCTGGTGGACTGTGACACCGGCACCATCACCAGCGAGCACCGTCTGCCGGGGTACCCGATCGAGGCCTGCCCGGCCACCAGCTGGAAGCTCTACGCCAAGGGGCCGGGAGAGGACGACCACGCACTCGAAAGCGAGTGGGAGTCGCCCTGATGGCCGACGACCTCCAGGCCCTTGAGGACTGGGTCACGCCCATGCTGGCCCAGCTCGACCGCAAGGCGCGGCGCACCCTGGCCCGCAAGGTCGCCCAGGACCTGCGCCGCGCCCAGCGCGAGCGCATCAAGGCCCAGCAGAACCCCGACGGCACGCCCTACGCGCCGCGCAAGCCGCAGCACCGCGCCCAGCAGGGCGCCATCCGCCGGCGCACCATGTTCACTAAGATCCGCACCGCCAAGTACCTCAAGGCCCGCGGCACCGCCGAGGGCGCCGAGGTCGGCTTCGTCGGCCGCGTCGCCCATATCGCCCGGGTGCACCAGAAGGGCCTGCGCGCCCGAGTCGATCGCGACGGCCCGCGGGTCAGCTATCCCGAGCGGCGCCTGCTCGGCCTCAGTGACGCCGATCACCAGCTGATCCAGGACTCGGTGCTGCGCCACCTCACCGCCGACTGAGCCGTTTTTGTGCCCCCGCCCTCGCACAATCGCCACCGCTAGAGCCCCGGGCCTCGCCGCGCAACCATCGCGGCATGAGCCAACACCCCCTGCAAAGCGCCGCCGAGCTGCTGCGCCTGATTCATAACCTGATTCGCCTCGGCACCATCGCCGAGGTAGATCACGGGGTCGTGGGCGAGCGTCCACCGCGCGTTCGCGTGAAGGCCGGCGAGCTGCTGACCGCCTGGCGGCCCTGGATCGAGTGCCGCGCCGGCACCACCCGCGACTGGAATCCGCCCAGCGTGGGCGAGCAGGCGGTGCTGTTTTCCCCCGGCGGCGATCCCGCCGGGGCCGTGGTGCTAGTCGGGCTGTTCTCCGACGCCCACCCCGCCCCGGCCGACCTGTCCGACCTCTGCCGCCGCCTGTTCCCGGACGGCGGCCTGTTCGAGTACGACCACGAGAACAGCATGCTACGCATCAAGCTGCCCGGCTCCATCGAGATCGAGGCCCCGGGCGGCACTTCCTGGAAGGGCAACATCGACCACCAGGGCGACATGGCCCGCGCCGGAAGCTACGCCCAGAACGGCGGCACGCTGACCCACAACGACGTGAACGTCGGCCACGACCACCCGCACACCGGCGTCGTGCCCGGCAGCGGCCAGAGCGGAGGCCCCGTCCAATGAACGGTATGAACGCCCCGGGAATGAATGCAGAGAACGGCCGCTCCCTGGAACGCCTCGAGCACATCCAGCAGAGCGTGCGCGACATCCTCACCACGCCGATCGGCACCCGCGTCATGCGCCGAGAGTACGGCAGCCTGTTGCCAGAGCTGATCGACCGGCCGCTCTCCGACGCCCTGCTGCTCCAGGCCTACGCCGCCACCGTGATGGCGCTGCTGCGCTGGGAGCCGCGCCTGCGCGTCGCCGCCGTGCATCGCAGCGTCAGCACCACCCAGCCCGGCCGGGCCACGCTCGAGATTCAGGGCCAGACCACTGACGGCCAGGCCATCAGCGTGGAGGCCCCGATCGCATGACCGGCACCATCGACCTGTCCCAGCTACCCGCGCCCGACGTCGTCGAGTCCCTCGACTACGAGACCATGCTCGCCGAGCGCAAGTCCGCGCTGCTCGATCGGGTCGGCGAGAGCCGGCGCGCCGAGGTCGAGACCACCCTCGAACTCGAGAGCGAGCCGCTGACCATCCTGCTGGAAGAGAACGCCTATCGGGAGCTGGTCTGGCGGCAGCGGGTCAACGAGGCCGCCCGCGCGGTGATGATCGCCCACGCCGCCGACGAGGATCTCGACCACCTCGTCGCCAACTTCGAGGTCGAGCGGCTGACGATCGACCCGGGCGACCCGGGCGCCACGCCGCCGGTGCCGCCCACCTATGAGAGCAACACCGACCTGCGCCTGCGCGCCCAGCGGGCGTTCGAGGGGCTCAGCGTCGCCGGCCCGCGCGCCGCCTACGAGTTCCACGCCCTCAGTGCCGACGGCCGCGTCGCCGACGCCACGGCCACCAGCCCGGCCCCGGCCGAGGCCCTGGTCACCCTGCTCAGCACCGAGGGCGACGGCACCGCCAGCCAGGAACTGATCGACGTCGTCGACGCCGCGCTCTCCGCCGAGACCGTGCGCCCGGTGGGCGACCGCCTCACCGTGCAGTCGGCGGAGATCATCGACTACAGCGTCGACGCCACCCTCTACGTCTACCCGGGCCCCGAGCAGGAGCCGATCCTCGCCGCGGCCCGGGCCGCGCTGACGTCCTATGTCACCGCCCAGCGCCGCATCGGCCGCGACATCCGCATCTCGGCCATCCATGCCGCCCTGCACGTCGAGGGTGTGCAGCGCGTCGAGCTGGCCGCGCCGGCCGCCGACGTCGTTCTGGACGACACCCAGGCCGCCCACTGCACCGGCACCACGGTGACGATCGGAGGCAGCGATGCCTGATAGCCGCACGCCCCTGTTGCCGCCCAACGCCTCGCCCCTTGAGCGCGCCGCCGCCGAGGCCCTGGCCGAGATCCAGCGCGTGCCGGTACCGCTGCGCGACCTGTGGCGGCCGGCGACCTGCCCGGCCCATCTGCTGCCCTACCTCGCCTGGGCCTTCAGCATCGACCGCTGGGACCCGTGCTGGAGCGAGGCCGCCAAGCGCGACGTCATCGCCTCGGCGTTCTACGTCCACCAGCGCAAGGGCACCATCTCGGCGCTGCGCCGCGTGGTCGAACCGCTGGGCTACCTGCTCGAGGTGGTGGAGTGGTGGGAGACGAGCCCGGAAGGCGTGCCCGGCACCTTCGCCCTGCGCATCGGCGTGCTAGACACCGGCATCACCGAGGCCATGTACACCGAGCTCGAGCGGCTGATCGACGACGCCAAGCCGGTCACCCGCCACGTCAGCGGCCTGGACCTCGCCGGCGAAAGCCGCGGCACCGCCTACGTGGCCACCGCCGCCTATGACGGCGACGTCACCTCAGTCATGCCCTTCGTCGCCGAGGAAACCGAGGTCGCCGGGCTCATGTACCTGGGCGCCGCCACCGACAGCACCGACACCGCCACCGTCTACCCGCTCTGATAGCGAGAGGAGCCCCATATGCCCCAGTTCTATACGCTGCTCACCGACACTGGCCAGGCCAAGCTCGCCAACGCCGTGGCCCTGGGCGGCACCATCGAGATTACCGAGCTGGCCGTCGGCGACGGCAGCGGCAGCCTGCCCACCCCGGACAGCAGCGCCGAGGCCCTGGTCAACGAGGTGCGCCGCGCGCCGATCAACGCCAGCCAGACCGACCCCGACAATCCCTCCTGGATCGTTGTCGAGCAGGTGCTCCCGCCCGACGTCGGCGGCTGGACGATCCGCGAGATCGGCATCTATGACGTCGACGGCGACCTGATCGGCATCGGCAATTACCCCGAGACCTACAAGCCGGTGCTCGCCGAGGGCAGCTCGCGCACACAGACCGTCAGGTTCGTGCTCGAGGTTAGCGATACCGCAGCGGTGACGCTCAAGGTAGACCCAAGCGTAGTGCTGGCGACGCGGGAGTACTCAGATGCTGGCGACAAGGCGATGCTAGCTGCGATCGAGCAGGCTATCGGTGGCGCTGGCTACCAGTTCGCCAACTTCGACGCCGAACGGATTTACACCACCGGCGAGGTGGTACGCGGCAGTGACGGCCAGTTCTACGAGTTCTACGACCGCGACCAGGCCGGCACCGTCCAGGGCGTCGACCCAACCGATGGCGCGAACCGCCCACATATCTGGATGGTGTGGGACGGCGTACGCCCCGGCACTGTCATCGAGTGGCGCTCGGAAGTATTGCCCGAGGGCTATATCGAAAACGACGGCTGGCAGGACGCACCGCGCCAGGACTACCGCCGTATCTTTGCGGCCTGGGGTACAACCCATGGTGCTGGGGACGGTAGTACAACGTTCGGCATCCCCCAGGATCGCGGCGAGTTCAAGCGAGGATTAGATCGTGGGCGTGGCGTTGATCCGGGCCGAGGGCTAGCTGAGCATCAAATGGATGCATTTCAGGCACACGATCACTTGCAAGGCGAACGCTGGGATGAGGGTAGTGGAAGCTCTTCGGAGGTAGATGCTGTGAGAGCACTATTTGAATATGGCATCTATCTCTCACAGCCTGCCCCACCAAACAAGGAAACCGCGATAGGGGGAGCAGCGGGCAACATCTCGAGCTCTGGATACGTACAAGGCTACACATCGATGTCAGGCAACTCTGAAACCCGCTCCCGCAACAACGCCGTCATTTATTTGACCAAGATCTGAGGAAGTCGCCGTGCGAATCTACGACATTAACCCCACCGACAGCATCGTTATAAATCCAAAGGGCCGAGAGGCGCCCCTCGATCCCATGCGCCGCGAGCCACGCATCCCCGCCGGTGCTACAAGCAGCGAGCCACCGGCCACCGGCAAGCGCGAGGCCGCCCGCTGGTCGGGACAAGCCTGGGAGATCGTGTCGGACTGGCGTGGCCATGTCTACTGGCTCGCCGATGGCAGTCGTCACGAGATCACCGAACTCGGCGTCGAACCACCGGCCGATGGCCTGGACGAGCAGCCTCCCGCTTCCCTCGACACTCTCGCCGCCCGCCAGCGCGCCGCGATCGCCGCCGCCCTAGCCGATGCTCTCGCCGCCGGCATGGCCTACACCATGCCCGACGGCACCGAGGAAACGGTGCAGATGCTAGCCGAGGATCGGCAGAACCTGCTCGGCCTAGCCATCGAGGCCCGCGACCTCAAGGCCGCCGACGAGACCGGCGCAGTCCAAGAGTTCCGTGGCCTCTCGAACACCCGCTACCCGATGACGCCAGACGAGACCATCGCCCTCACCGACGCGGCCTTGGGCCATTACAAGGTGCTCAAAGCCCGCAGCTGGGACCGCAAGGACGCCATCACCCAGGCGTTCAAGGCAGGTGACCGGGAAGGGATCGAAGCGGTGGTGTGGTAAAAGATCGCACCCTAGCTACCCTCATACCCAATCAACCCAAATTTGTAAGTAAGCAAGGCCAAGGCCTTGCTTCACAAGGCACTCTTGACCCACTCATCCATATATGAAGACGCCATCCTGCCGTACTTCATTGAGCCGACCTCATTCAGATGATGGCTATCAAAATAAATAAGCTCACCTCCACTTAAGGGAGCATCCTTAAAAAGATCAAGTGACGAAAAGTCTAAAAAATCAGCGTTATCATACTGACTAACCAAACGCTCTATTATTCCATTAGCAGAATCAAGTTCATTAACCACCCCCACATCCCTTGAAAGGCCCAGCCCATTGAAACGCCGCACGCGCTGTACATCTCCTTCCAACATCGGAACTTGAGACAACACCAGCAACGGCATATCAGAAGACTTCATCTCTTCAAAAAAATCCCGAAGGGCGCTCATAAATATTTCACTAGGAGTATGATAAACCCACATCCCTGCAAGAATAACCCCATCAACATGGCTAATCCGCTTTTTGATCTCCGCAATCTGCTCACGACAGGGCTCATGCGCAAAATCACTGATGCGTGCAACATCAAACCCTTCAATCGGAACACAGCTACTCGCGGTAACCACTTCAAAACGAACACCAATCTCCCTGCCTACAAAATTAGCGAAATAGTTTAGTTGTGCGGCATGACTATCCCCCATAAGCAAAATCGTTTTATCCGCATTACTCGCTCCACGAACACAGCTTTCCAGGACCTTACCATGGCAAATATCGTCTTTAGGTGCATAACGGGTATACTCTTTTGACAAAGGATCAATAATTTTTGAATTCAGCGATCCTGAAATACCTAAAGAAATCAAAACAAAGAGCACTAAGGTCGCATATCGTAGCAAATTGCCAAGTCTAAAATAACTAGTTCGGAAAGGCACCTCTACGAAGCGATATGAAAGGTAAGACAAGGTTAAGGTAAGCAGCAAAACCAAGGCTATCAATTCACCCGACAGTTGATAACTTTCAAAGAAGTATCTGAACGCTGCAAGAATCGGCCAATGCCATAGATAGAGCGAGTAGGACAAGGCTCCGACCCAGACCAATGAATCCCTAGAAAGAAATTCATTGCAGTTGCTATTGCGTGCAGCGATTATCATGGCCACACCAATGCAGGCCGGCAAAGCGAGAAGTCCAGGAAAGGGCATCTCCTCTGTGATTAACCCAAAGCTCCCCAGAACCATTGCCAAGCCTAAAAAGGCCGTCATATTACTTCTACCTCGCGACCAAGTCTCTCCCAGCCCACTCAGAGCAAGCAGACTACCCACTAGAAACTCAGGGATACGAGCACTCAGGGAAAAGTAGACAGCTTCGTTTTGGCCAGCGGCTAACTGAAAAGCCGAATATCCAAGGAGCAACACTGAAACAAAAAACAATACCCAGGGCAGAAATTCTCTTCTAACCACTACCAAAATCACCGGAAGAAGAAGATAAAACTGCATCTCAACTGCCAGAGACCAAGTATGAAGCAATGGGAGCTCGTACGATTCAGGAGAAAAATAACCCTCACTTCCTGAAAAATAGTTATTACTACTAAAATACAGCGCCGAACTAAGACTCTCTTTAAATCTTTGAAAATCGCTTGGAATCAGAAGAACAGCCATCACTACAGATGTGACAGCAAGTACTAGAACATACGCTGGTACAATCCGTCGCACACGTGCGACATAAAAGGAAACGAAGGAAAAGCGACGCTGCTCCCGCTTGTGGAGCACGATACTGGTAATTAGATAGCCTGAAATAACAAGAAAAACGTCAACACCAATGAATCCCCCTGGCAGCCAGCCGCTATCAACGTGAAAAACGATGACTGATAGCACGGCAAGTGCTCGCAGTCCCTGAATATCATTCCTTTGCGGTTTCTGCGAGACCATTATCGGTTTAGCTCCATTCGTATTCAGCGGTCGAGTTGACATTGATGATTTTCAGCCGCCGGGCATCTTACCTCAAAATTCTTTCACTCCCCAGTTATCAGCTTCTTGTCCAGACACCTAACGAATACCCCGCCACCCGGCGGGCGTTTTTGTGCCATCACCACCCCACAATCCCCACCGCTCGCCCCTCCTTCGCTCCCGCGCAAGCATGACCCGGACCGTCATGCTCACCTGTGCAGGAGCTCCCCATGCCCCAGGACTACCACCACGGCGTGCGCGTCGTGGAGATCAACGAAGGCACCCGGCCGATCCGCACCGTCGCCACGGCGGTGATCGGCCTGGTGGCCACCGCCCCCGATGCCGCGGCGGCCGTCGCCGCCTCGCTGCTCAAGGAATCCGCCGCCGCCGAGAGCGGCGTCACCTACACCGCGGCCACCGCCGGTACCACCGGCAACGCCATCCGCGTGCGCTATGTCGACCCGGGCAGCGCCTCGGCCACGCTGGCCGTCACCGTTAGCGGTCAGGACATCACCGTCACCCTCGCCACCGATACCGAGGGCGCGATCACCAGCACCGCGGCCGAGGTGGCCACCGCCGTGAACGGCGAGGCCAACGCCAGCGCCCTGGTCACCGCCGCCGAGGAAGGCGCCGGGACCGGCGTGGTCGCCGCGTCCGGCTTCGCCAACCTTACCGGCGGCGAGGATGAGCCGTTCCCGCTGAATACGCCGGTACTGATCACCGATCCGCTCGGTGCACAGGGCGACGCCGGCGACACCGGCACCCTGGCCCGCTCGCTGGACGCCATCGCCGACCAGGTGAAGACTCTGGTGGTCGTGGTGCGCGTGGCCGAGGGCGCCGACGACGCCGAGACCAAGACCAACGTCATCGGCGGCGTCGACGAGAACAGCAAGCGCCTTGGCGTGCAGGCCCTGCTGGCCGCCGAGGCCCGCCTGGGCGTGAAGCCGCGCATCCTCGGCGTACCGGAGCTGGACGACGCCGACGTCACCAGCGAGCTGATCGGTGTGGCCCAGAAGCTGCGGGCGTTCGTCTACGCCTCCGCCGGCGACAGCACCACCAAGGAAGAGGCGGCCATGTACCGCCAGAACTTCGGCGCCCGCGAAGTGATGGTGATCTGGCCCGACTGGACCGGCTGGGACACCGCCATCAGCGCCACCCGCCAGCTCTCCGCCGTGGCCCGGGCCCTGGGCCTGCGCGCCAAGGCCGACCAGACGATCGGCTGGCACAAGACGCTCTCCAACATGCCGGTCAACGGCGTCACCGGCATCAGTCAGGACGTGTTCTGGGACCTCCAGGACCCGAACACCGACGCCGGCTACCTCAACAGCCACGAGATCACCACCCTCATCAACCGCGGCGGCTTCCGTTTCTGGGGCTCGCGCACCTGCAGCGTCGATCCGCTGTTCGCCTTCGAGAACTACACACGCACCGCCCAGGTGATCGCCGACACCATCGCCGAGGCCCATCTCTGGGCCGTGGACAAGCCGATGCACCCCTCGCTGGTGAAGGACATCGTCGAGGGCATCAACGCCAAATTCCGCGAGTGGAAACGTCTGGGCTACCTCATCGACGGCGTGGCCTGGTTCGACGCCGAGATCAACACCCCCGAGGTGCTCAAGGCCGGCAAGCTTTACATCGACTACGACTACACGCCGGTGCCGCCGCTCGAGAACTTGATGCTCCAGCAGCGCATCACCGACCGCTACCTGGTCGAGTTCGCCGACCGCGTCGCCGCCGCCTGAGCCCGATAGGAGAACGAGATGGCACTCCCCAAGATCCTCAAGGACTTCAACCTGTTCGGCGACGGCAACGACTGGCAGGGACAGATCCAGTCCATCACGCCGCCCGAGCTCGCCCGCCGCATGGTCGAGTACGAGGGCGGCGGCATGGACGGCCCCATCGAGGTCGACATGGGCAACCAGCTCCAGGAGATGACCTGGACGCCCGGCGGCCTGATCGTCGACGGCCTGTTCGACACCTACGGCTCGCCGATCCACGACGCCGCCCAGCTGCGCTTCACCGGCAGCTACGAGAGCGACGAGACCGGCCAGGTCGTGCCCGTCGAGATCGTCGTGCGCGGCCGCCACAAGACCATCGGCATGGGCGAGGCCCAGAAGGGCGACAACTCCCCCGGCGAGGTCACCACCACGCTCAGCTACTACAAGCTCACCGTCGACGGCGAGGAGATCATCGAGATGGACAAGCCCGGCATGGTGTTCCGTGTCCGCGGCGAAGACCGCCTCGCCGATCGCCGCACCGCGCTGGGTCTCTAAAAACAGGCCTCTGATCACCATCCCCTCACCAATCACTACACCGCCGCCCTGCCGGGGCGGCCCAAGACACGCACCGGAGCCTGATCCATGACCGACAAGACCACCACCCCCGCCGAGCTGCCCAAGGTCGTCACCGAGACCGTCGAGCTCGACTCCCCCATCCAGCGCGGCAGCCAGACCGTCACCGAGTTGCAGATCCGCAAGCCCAAGAGCGGCGCCCTGCGCGGCGTGGCCCTCACCGACGTGCTGCAGATGCAGGTAGACGCCCTCACCAAGGTGCTGCCGCGCATCACCGAGCCGGCACTGGCCGAGGCCGAGATCCGCGACATGGACCCGGCCGACCTGGTCCAGTGCGGCGGCGTGGTGAGCGGTTTTTTGCTGCCGGCGAAGGCCAAGGCCGGCGAGCAGTAACCCTCCCCGAGCACGTCGACGACGCCATGGCGGACCTCGCCATGGTGTTCCACTGGGGCCCGGCCGAGATGGACCCCATGGAGCTCGAGGAACTGATGGATTGGCGCGAGCGGGCCCGCCGTCGCGCCGAGCCGCCCAAGAAGTCCCGCTGACCGTATCCAAGACAGGAAGGAACGCTGATGGCCCGCGACCTCAAGCTGCAAGTCGTCCTGGACGCCGTGGACCGGGCCACGCGGCCCCTCAAGCAGATCACCCAGGGCAGCGGCCGGACGGCCGAGGCCCTGAAAGCCAGCCGCGAGCAGCTCAAGACCCTGGAGCGCGCCCAGCGCGACCTGCGCGGCTTCCGCGACCTCAAGCGTCAGAGCGAGAGCAGCAGCCGCGCCCTCGAGGAGCAGCAGCAAGAGATCCGCGAGCTCTCCCGCCAGATGAACCACGCCGAGGGCGACACCAGGGCCCTGGGCCGCCAGCGCGACAAGGCCGTGCGCCAGGCCCAGCGCCTCAAGGAGCAGTACCAGCAGGAGCAACGCCAGCTGGACTACCTGCGCCGCAACATGACCCGCGTCGAGGGTGTGACCGGCAGCCACGCCGATCAGCAGCGCGAACTCACCCGGCGCATTCGCGAGGCCAACGGCCAGCTCGAGGCCCAGCAACGGCAGCTGCGCGAAACGGCGCAGCGGCAGCGCCAGGCCGCCGACGCCGCCAAGCGTTACCAGCGCGCCGCCGGCCGCGCCTCCAGCATCGCCGGCAACGGAGCAGCCGGTGCCGCCGCCGGTGGCGTGGCCCTCACCGCCATGACCCACCAGGCCTTCGGCAACCAGATGAGCGGCGCACGGCTGGCCGCGCAGTTCGGCGAAGGCGACCAGGAGGCGACGCGCTACCGCGACGTGATCACCGAGGTCTATCGCGGCGGCCGCGGCGAAGGGCTCGACCAGGTCACCCAGGCCGTCGGCGCCATCGGGGCGTCGTTCGGCTCGCTGGAAGACGTCTCGAACGAGACGCTGTCCTCGATCACCCGCCAGGCGCTCACGCTCTCCGATGTGTTCGGCATCGACATCACCGAGGCCGCGCAGACCGCCGACATCATGGTGCAGAACGGCCTGGCCGATAACGCCAGCGCCGCGTTCGACCTGATCGGCCGCAGCTTCCAGCAGGTGCCCGAGCAGATGCGCCAGGAGCTGCCCGAGATCCTCCACGAGTACAGCACCAACTTCCGCGCCCTCGGCTTCGACGGCCAGGAGGCCATGGGCCTGCTGGTGGCCGCCGCCGAGCAGGGCAAGTTCGCGCTCGACAAGACCGGCGACTCTCTTAAGGAGTTCACCATCCGCGGCTCGGACATGAGCAAGGCCAGCCGCGAGGCCTACGAGGCCGTCGGGCTGGACGCCCAGACCATGGCCGACGCCATCGCCAGCGGCGGCGACCAAGCGCGCCAGGCCATGCACACCACCGCCCGGGCCATCCTCGACATCGAGGACCCGGCGCGGCGCGCCAACACCGCCATCGCGCTGTTCGGCACGCCCATCGAAGATCTCTCCGTCGACCAGATCCCGAAGTTCCTCCAGGCGCTGACCGGCGCCCAGGGCGGGCTGGGCGACGTGACCGGCGCAGTCGACGACATGGCCACCACCCTGGACGACAACGCCGGCAAGGCATTGCAGCGCGTGCAGCGGGTCCTCGCCGGCGAGTTCATGGGCGTGCTGGATCAGGTCGACGACGACATCATCGCCATCGCCCGCGCGGTGACCGGCTGGATCGACGCGAACCCCGAGCTGGCCCGCACCCTGGTCAAGGTCTCCGCCGGCCTGGCCGCCCTGGTCGCCGTGGGCGGCGGCTTCATGGTGCTGCTCGGTTCGGTGCTCGGCCCCATCGCCCTGGTCAACTACGTCCTGACCCTGCTGTCGCTCAACCCAGTGAGCCTGACCATCATGGGCATCGTCGCCGCCGTGGCCGCGCTGGCCGTCGGGGCCACGCTCATCTACCGCAACTGGGATGGCATCAGCGCCTGGTTCGGCGAACGATGGGCCGACATCAAGGCCGCCTTCGCGGGTGGCATCGGCAGCGTCATGCGGCTGCTGCTGGACTGGTCGCCCATCGGGCTGATCTGGCGCGGCGTCACCGCCGGCCTCGAGGCCCTGGGCGTCGAGATCCCGGAGAAGTTCGGCTCACTCGGCAGCGCGATGATCGACGGCATGATCGACGGCCTCACCGGCAAGCTCGGCGAGCTGCGCGACCGGGTCACCGGCATGGCCGGCAACGTGCGCGACTGGTTCGCCAACAAGCTCGACATCAACTCCCCCTCACGCGTGTTCGCCCAGCTCGGCGGCCACACCGTCGACGGCCTGAATGCCGGCCTCGATGCCCAGCGCGACGAGCCCGCCCGCCGCGTGGGCGAGATCGCCCGGCGCGTGCGCCAGGCCGGCGCCGGCCTGGCCATCGGCACCGCCAGCCTGCCCGCCGTGGCCGACGTGCCCATCGACAACCGCCCGCCGCTCCAGGCCGCCGGGGGTGGTGGCGACGTGCACATCACCATCGAGGGCGGCATCAACGTCCATGCCGCCCCGGGAATGGACGAGCAGGCGCTGGCCCGGATGGTCGATGCTCGGGTCCGCCGGGCCCTGGAAGACGCCAGCCGCGAGGCCGCCGCCCGTCGGCGCTCGTCCTTCTACGACATCGACTGAACCCCTCGCCCACCAGGAGCCCTGCCCATGATGATGACGTTCGGCATGTTCGTGTTCGGCCTGAGCACCGCCGCTTACCAGGAGTTGCAGCGCCAGACCGCCTGGCGGCACCAGAGCCAGGGCCGCATCGGCCGGCGGCCGGCCCGCCAGTTCCTTGGCCCGGGCGAGGACACCATTACCCTCACCGGCACCCTGCTGCCACAGTTCACCGGCGGCCAGCAGAACCTCGATCAGCTGCGCCAGATGGCCAACCAGGGCGCCGCCTGGCCGCTGATCGAAGGCTCGGGCACCTACTACGGCCTCTACGTCATCGTCTCGCTCAACGAGCGGAAGTCCGACTTCTTCCGCGACGGCGCCGCCCAGCAGATCGAGTTCGACCTCAAGCTCGAGCGCATCGACGAGGACGACAGCGCGCAGCTGGCCAGCACCGCTGCCATGCGCGCCCTGGCCACCGGACTGAACGGGGCCCTGGCATGAACCTGCTCAGAGAGCCGGGCCGCGCCGCCCTCACGCCGGACTACCGCCTCACCCTGATGGGCCAGCGCATCAGCCCCCAGGTCGGCGCCCGCCTGCAGCGCCTGCGCCTCACCGATCGACGCGGCCTCGAGGCCGACCAGCTCGACCTCACCCTGGAGGACCACGACGGCCGCCTCGCCCTGCCGCCTCGCGGCGCCGAGCTCCACCTGGCCATGGGCTGGCGGGGCCAGCCGCTGGTGGACCGCGGCACCTACATCGTCGACGAGGTTGAGCATTCCGGCGCGCCGGACATGATCACCATCCGCGCCCGCTCGGCCGACATGCGCCAGGGCCTGCCCGGCAAGCGCACCCAGAGCTGGGACGCCATCACCCTAGGCGAGATCATCACCACCATCGCCGGCCGCCACAGCCTGGAGCCGAAGACCGGTCAGCACCTCCAGGGTATCTACCTTGAGCACATCGACCAGACCGAGGAATCGGACCTTCACTTCCTTACCCGCCTGGCCGAGCGCTTCGATGCCATCGCCACCGTGAAGGCCGGGCGGCTGCTGTTCATCCCCGAGGGCACCGGCACCACCGCCGGCGGCACCGAGATCCCGCCGATCCGCCTGACCCGCCAGGCCGGCGACCAGCACCGCTACAGTGTCACCGACCGCGACGCCTACACCGGCGTCGTCGCCCAGTGGCACGACCCGGCCAACGCCGAGCCCCGCGAAGTCGTCACCGGCAGCGACGACGAGCCCAAGCGCCTGCGCCCTACCTACGCCAGCGAGAACGACGCCCTCGCCGCGGCCCAGAGCGAATGGCAGCGCCTGAAGCGCGGCGGCGCCTCGTTCACGCTTGACCTCGCCGAAGGGCGCCCCGAGCTCTATCCCGAAACCCCGGTCACCCTCAGCGGCTGGAAGCGCGAGATCGACGCCACCGCCTGGCTGATTACCGAGATCAGCCACGAGCTCAGCGACCGCGCGCTGACCAGCTCGGTGGAGATGGAGGTGAGGGAAACCCAATAGCATGGGGTGGCGTGCGATGATGTTGGGATGCTTAACTATCAGAATGAAGTATTCATAAGGGAGTGAAGCAATGCAGGAAAGGACTTCGTATTTCAATGACAGGGGAATAGCCGAAGGGTATTGCAGGATATGTGGTAGCTATGGAGAACTTACAAGAGATCACGTTCCACCAAAAGCACTCATGACAGCCGGGAAAAGCTTTTACTGCTCGTTGTTTGAAGGCACGATGCACAAAGAAATAAAAAGGAAGCCAGGGCTTTCAGGCATTTACTTCAAGACCCTGTGTAAAGAATGCAATGGGAAAACACTAGGAGGGATAGACGACGTCTACAAAGACATAAAAAGAAGAATCAACGACTCGTACAAATTCATCAACAGGGGTGGAGAAATAATAGAAAAACAAAGAATACCCTGTGACTCAAGTAAGTTCCTAAGAGCCACCATTGGGCACCTACTGGCTATCTCCAACCAAGAAAGCTGCAAGAACCCGCTTGAAGAAACCAACTACTTCACGCCATTGCGGGAATTTGTATTAGGAGAAAGGGAAGATCTAAGCGACCATGAGGTTAAAATATGGCCTTTCAGAACTAGAAAGACCGTTATAGTACAAACTATCGCATCAACTACAACCATGGAGAAGCTAAGCCAAGGCGGAGAAATATACAGCTCTATAAAAGTATTCCCATTCGGACTTTCCATTAAGCTGAAAGATACCTCCTTGGGAATCTTGGAATTCGGCGACACCATTAAGCCTGGAATGGATTATATAGTTTTCAGCCCTTGGCTGGAGGCCCATAAAAACTACCCTGAAGGCATTTTCCGAGATGACCAGATGGTATTGGCCAACAACGAGACAGGGGTTCACGGAACGGTTGAGGCATAAGACGCCGCTCTCACGAAAGGAGGAGCCCCGGCCCTGAGCCGGGGCGCGTCATGTCATAGGCAGGGATTACTCCGCGCCAACCCTCGCCCGCTTCACCACCAAACCCCGCAGATCCGGTGGCTGCTGAACAGCCGCTGCTCGCCGTCCAGTTCCACGTGTCAACGCCAATGAAGGTTGTCCGCTTTTCATCAGCGGGCTGTCCACGCCGGCGTCTTCGCTCACCTCCACCAGTTAGCAGCTCGGGCGGAAGCGCGGCGGCACCTCATTCACGCTCGACCTCGCCGAAGGCCGCCCTGAGCTCTATACCGAGACGACGGTCACGCTGAACGGCCGGGTGCGCAAAATCGTCGCCACCGCCTGGCTGTCCACCAAGGTCAGCCACGACCTCAACGACCGCGCGCTGACGGCCAGGTGAAGATGAAGACATACAAAAAACAGTTAGTTAAAAACCACGTACAAAAAAGGCATGGCAATATAAAAAAAGAAAGATTAAAGCCAAAGAAAAGCCCCAAGAAAACCTGGGACTTAACTGAAGAAAATATTCAAATCACACTTCTTGCTCTTCAGGGTAAGGCTCTCCCTCCAAAGCACTCCAACCCTCCCTCTGCGGCGTATTACGTCGAAAGCAGATAGAGCTACCCTCAGTTTTAACGACCTTTGCACCACGATGCTGAAATGCACGCACGACAGAATTCCTGGGATGCTTTTCATCTTCTTTTGAAGCACTTATTACAGCTGAGAAGCGCTCCTCACCTTTAGACGGAGCGGGAAAAATTATGTCACCCAAGAGATCATCAAGTATTTCACTGGAAACATTTCTTCGGGAACCATGGTGAGGAACTTGAACTTTATCAAGGCCAGGCAAAGTAAGACCCGCCACACCCTGTGCATTGTCAATCGCTTCCCGCAAAGACTCAACACCGGCATCACCGGTCAGCAAAATCTTTTCACCAGCAAGCTCGGCATATTGAACAACACTCATTTCATTTTCATTACTCGTGGGCTCTGATGAAAACTGCTCTTCCCCCCACTTGGCCTTCACATATTTCACCATAGACTTTATGGCAGCAATCAACCCACCCTGGGCCTCATCCAAAGCTTTCTGGCCCTCATGCTCTTCAGGTGTCTTTTCTGAAGTCACAACAAGATCCAGATAACGATTCTTGGATGGAGCAAGAACTTTGAACTCACCTACTGAAGTCCCCAGAAAAGGCTCGCAAATAGGCACCCCTTTTTCTAAAGCCATCTCCTCCAGCTTGGTAATATTAGGATACTTTTCTTTAAGCCTTTTCGTCAGGCCTTCTACTGTGCTAAACCGTTTGAAACGAGGTAATAGCTCTTCCGCATACTCCCATGGACGAAGCATCCACAAGCGCCCAACCTCAAACTCCTCTAAAATCTGTCTAACTCCCCCGGCGTGATCGCCATCGGGGTGAGTAACTACAACATGATCAATTACATCCTTGTTGCCATAATATTTCCTGATATGTTTAGCAACATCCTCCCCAGTAGTCTGGAAACCAGCATCTACAACATGCACAACCTCATTCCCAACACCATCCCCATATCTTAAAGTGATCGCATCACCACTTTTCTTAGATGACACGGGAAGAAAATCAACTTCATAATAAGCAGTCATCACACCCCTCCAACAAGGAATCTCAAAATTGAGCAAGTACGTTTCTCACCAGCTTTTCAGCATTATTCCTTGCAGCCAAAGCAAAAAGCTGCCATGCAACTATTGTTGCAGCTCCATACAAAGCAACTGGCTCTAAACCTACACCGTCATACACTCCCCAAGCACAGAGTAAAACCCCAACACTCAGGACCAAACATGCTCCATCTCTAAAAAACAGATAACTTTTATTAGCCTCCTTAACTGAAGCATCATTTTTCACTTGCTTGTAAAGCGAGTACCACGTGGAATTCTGGTCTTTTGGAGACTTGGGGAACTCGCCTACTTCTCCGAACAGAGAACTAACATCCACCCTTGGATCATCATGTACGTGCTCAGAAAACGCTCTATGACCAGGCAGGCGGTCCTGCAACCTAAAAAACACCGCAACCTCTTTTAAGTTATTTTTAAAAACAGAATTCAGCAGCGCAATTGAAATTGCGACAACCCCAGCAAATGGAGCATACACCGTTGGCTGCAAGGCCACATCGCCCCAAGAAGTCAAAGTAAAATCTCCAGAAGAGAAATATGAATAAACCGCATAATGACCAACAAAAACCAAGAAAAGAAGCGGCCGATTCTGAGCCTTTAACGACACCATCTCTTATTCCTTTTGTCGCAAAAAATTTAAAAAATAACGTCCGAACTGCCACAAATTTTACAGAATGCGAACCTCACGAAAGCACCTCAGAGCCCTCTCAAAAAGCCGCACTTCTTTTTAAATTAATCACCACGCCCCGGCAATCAGGCTGCCGAGCAAAGAACGACTCCTTCGGCCCCGACGTGCGCATCAGCCGAAAGCGCCCGCCGACCCTGTGGCTGCGGCAAAGGCGCAGACTGTCCTCGCCCTGCACCACCACCAGGTCGCCGTGCTGCACCGGGCGGGCCTCGTCGATCACCAGCACGTCGCCCTCGATGATCTCGCCGTCGACGCCGGCGTCCTCACCCACTTCCACGAGGTAACAGCTCGGCGGCAGCCGCCGAGCATTCAGCTCCTCGAGCACGGGATGGTCATGGCCCGGCAGCACCGGGCCGATATAGGTCAGGCGCATAGGCTCAATCGAAGCTGAATTCGCTGCGGTTGTTGCCGGCGGACACTTCCATGTCCACACAGCTCTCTAGCAGGCTGTAGCTGCCCGGTCCGGTAACGCTGGCCACGTCGCGACAATGGTTCTGGATGTTAGCCGGCAGGCTCGACCACTGGCCCTTAAGCCCGTTATAGGCGGTCTGTTCCATGTCGATGCAGCTGTTGTAAAGCATGTTGCTGGAGTCGCCGCTGATGCTGGCCACCTGCTCGCAGTGGGCCTCCACATCGAAACGCGGCATCTCGGCGGCGCTGGCTGCCAGGGGGAGCAAAGCAATGAGTACCGTCATCAGAAACCGCATGTCACATCTCCTCCAGAACGGTCACAACCTGGTCGGCGGTCTCCTGAGAAACGCCGCGATTCAGCTGTGCGACGATATGGCCACTTTCGGATGCGTAACGGTGGGGACCAGCAAGATTTGCCAGGCCATCAAAGTAGCCCTTTACCTCGCTGCATTCGGCGGGATCGTTGCAGATGAAGAACTGGCCACCCTTCGGAGCCACTTCCTCGAGCACGATGGTGACGTGGTGCTGGTATTCGCCTGGCACCATGCTGCTATCGCTGGGGTCTTCGTCGATCACCTCGACGATACCGAGATCGGCACCTTGCAGCGCCTGGACAAGTCCTTCCTGGGTCACCGGCTCGTCTGAGCTCGAGCACCCGGCCAGTGCTGCCATGGTGAGAGCGGACAGTGCACGCTTCATCCCTACGCCTCCTTGCGTCTGCGTTGTAGCGCCCTTTTCGGGCTTTCTTATCGAGCGCGGCAGCCACCTGCCGCGCTTATAGCTTCCCGTCTTTGCAGGAATGCCGTTTTACAGTTACGAGATCCGCCCGATGCGCACCTCGCAGCGCCCCAGTATCTCCACCTCGCGCATACGCTCGGGCGGGATCATCTCGGGCTGGTAATGCTCGTTATCGCTGATCAAGTAGAGTGCACCACCTGCCAGCCGCTGCACCCGCTTGATGCGCCGCTCGCCGCTGATCAGCAGCAGAAACACCCCTTCCTGGCGCGGGTCGGTGTTGCCCAGATCGACCAGCGTCCAGTCACCATCTTCCAGGGTGCCTTCCATCGAATCACCGCGGACCTGCACGCCGGCCACCCGGCCCGGGGAAAGCCCCAGCGCCGAGAGCTGCTCCGGCGGGAAGTACAGCGTGGTCTTGATCGGCTCGGCCTCGAGGCTGCGGCCGGCACCGGCAGCGGCCTCGATGTCGTACATGGCCACCGGCACCGCGTCGTCGCTCGGCGTCGGGCTACCCAACCCGATCGGCGTTCCGTCCGCGACGCGGAAGGCAGCCGACGACTGCCCCGAAGATGAATCCGAACGAATGCCTTCGATTACATACCTCACGTCTACCCCCGCCGATGCCACTGACGACAGGTAGTCCGCTTTAGGACTGCGTTTATCGCTCTCATAGAGCATCTGGGTGTTTTTCGTGATGCTGGCGATATCCCCGAGCTCGGTCTGCGAAAGACCTAGCCGGGTCCGCTCTTCACGCAAACGCATCCCAATAGAATCCATTAGATTTCACTTTTCCATTGACAATGGAATCATTTGATTCCATTCTTCCAAACGTAGTCTTAGACAACCTTAGAGAAGCCTACCCGATGAGCCATGACGACAACAGTCCTCGCCCCGTGGTGTCCCGCTCTCCCCGCGGCTGCACCGCCCACGTGATGACCCAGATCACCCCGCAGGAACGCCAGAAGCTGGAGGACATCGCCGAGCTGGAGATGCGCTCGCTGTCCAGCACTACTCGGATGCTGCTGATCCAGGGCATCGAGCAGTACGACGCCGAAACCGAACAGGCGTCTCGTTCCTGACCCATTCCCGTCCTGTTCTGCCGCATAAGGAATTCCGCCATGTACCAGGACCCAAAGCGCATTCGCTCCAAGGCCACCGTCTACCTCGATCAGTACGAGCAGGACGTGATCACTGCGCTGGCCAACTACCTGGGCGTCCCGAAGGCCGAGGTGATGCGCCAGATGATGATGAAGGAGGCCCAGGAGGTACTGGGCATCGACCTCGCCACGCTCACCGACACTGTCGCCGCTAGCGCGGGCTGAAACCAGCACCACATCCACCGTGCATTCGAGGTTCCCCATGCCGGAACAACCCATGGAGCTCGACCCGCAGATGACGGCCGTGCTCGACGCCACCCGCGAGCAGCAGGGCCTGGAAACCCGACAGCAGGCCGCCGAGTGGCTGCTGCGCCGGCGCATCCGCCGAGGCGCCCAGGGGCTCACCGGCCGCGGTCGAGCGCTCTACGAAGTGAAAGGAGAAAACCGGTGAGGATCACCTGCCCGCATTGCCGAGAGAGCGTCGCCACGCGCTCCAGTGTCCGTCCCAACGCGGCTCTCTACTGGGCCTACGCCCAGTGTGTGAATCCCGAATGCGGCTGGGGCGGAAAAATCCAGATCGAGTTCGTCACCACCCGGGCCCCCAGCCAGAACCCGCAGCCGGACGTGCAGATTCCGGCCGACCCGGAACTTCGCCGCCTGCTGCGCGAGCAGCTGCTGGCCGGCAGCTACTGATTCCACGATAAGGAGATCGCCATGAACAACGTGACATCCATCGCCCAGCACCAGGACCCGCACAACATCGCCGCCGCGCGGCTGTTCCGCGACCGCTGGGAGAATCGGGCCAACGCCCTGGCCAACTGCATCGAGCACCTGGTCGTCGACCACGAGATGACCGAGGAAAACGCCGAGCTGGTGGCCATTCAGGCCTACGCCGATCTGGAAGCCACCAACCAGACCGCCCGCATCGACATCGATGCCTGCACCTCGCATGTGGTGGTGCTGCGCACCGAGGGCGGCCGCCCGGTGGTGTTCACCGTCACCGACCTGATGCGCGTGCTCGAGCAGGCCCGCCAGGACGATCGCGCCGTGGTCGTCGATCGCGATCGGCGCCGCCCCGTCGTCCTCGAGCACTGACCCGGCGCCCGTCGCCCCGCAACACCCTCCCCGTTCACGAGTAAAAGGAGGCCCAGCGTGAATCCATCGCTGCGCCAGGACATTCTTGCGCGCTTGCAGCGCGACTACCGCGCCGAGGAACGCGGCCCGTACCTGCAGAAGGTACTGTGCCCGGACTGCGGCAAGCGCGAGGCCTACATCGCCGCCGAAGCGCCGTGGATGCTCAAGTGCGGGCGGGAGAACAACTGCGGCAGCCAGGTGCACGTGAAGTCGCTGTTCCCGGAGCTGTTCTCCAGCTGGACGGAACGCTACGACGTGCCCGAGCAGCGCGCCGAAAGCGAGACGCCGGTGGCCGATGGCTATCTGCGCGACGGCCGCGGCTTCGACCTGGAACGTATCCGCGGCTGGTACACCCAGGAGAGCTACTGGAAACCCGGCATCGGCGGCACCGCCACGGTGCGCTTCGCCCTGCCCGGTGGCGCCTACTGGGAGCGGCTGCTCGACAGGCCCGAGCGCTTCGGCAAGCAGAAGGCGAACTTCGTCGGTGGCTACAAGGGCTACTGGTGGCAGCCAAAGGCGCTGACCACGACCGATCTCGCCACCGGTGACGAGGTGTGGATCGTCGAGGGCATCTTCGACGCCATCGCCCACTACCACCACGGCAAGGCCGCCGTTTCGGCGATGAGCTGCGCCAACTACCCCGAGCACGCCCTCAAGGCACTGGCCGATGCCGCCCACGCCGAAGGCGTCGCCCGCCCCACCCTGGTGTGGGCGCTGGACAGCAACCGCGCCGGCCAGAATGCCATCCTCAAGCACGTGAAGCGCGCCCGCGCCGAGGGCTGGGAGTGCCGAGCCGCGCAGATCCCCTGCGGCGGCCGGCACGACTGGAACGACGCCCACCAACGCGGCGAGCTGACCGACGAGCACTACGCCACCTACCGCTATCACGGCGATCTGCTGCTGGCCCCGTCGGCCATGGCCAAGGCGCTGATCCTCTACAAGCGCACCGAGCGCCGCGAGTGCTGGTTCGAGTACAAGCGCCAGATCTGGTGGTGGAAGCTCGACGTGGACGCCTTCGACCGCGCGGTGCGCGCTGAGGGTGCCGATGGCGACGACCAGCAGAGCCTGGACCCGGCCCAGCGCGACGCCGCCCTGGAACAGGCCGGCAGCGTGAAGCGCATCTGCACCTGCTTCCCCTCGGCCCTCTACTACCAGGCCAACGCCGTTACCGACGAGAGCTGGTACTACTACCGCATCGAGTTCCCTGACGGCCGGGCGCCGGTGAAGAACACCTTCAGCGGCGGCCAACTGGCCAGTGCCAGCGAGTACAAGAAGCGCCTGCTCGGCGTGGCGCCGGGCGCGGTATGGACCGGCACGAGCCAGCAGCTCGACACCCTGCTTCAGGACCAGATCGGCAACATCAAGACGGTCGAGACGATCGACTACATCGGCTACAGCAAGGAGCACGGGGCCTATGTGTTCGGCGACCTCGCCGTGGCCGGCGGCAAGGTGGTGCCGATCAACGCCGAGGACTACTTCAAGCTCAGCCCGACCAAGCACCTCAAGACGCTGAGCCAGTCGGTCACCCTGCACCTGAACCCCGACCGCGAGGCCTACCGCACCGACTGGACCCGCCAGCTACTCGGCGCCTTCGGCGCCAAGGGCGTGGTGGCCACCGCCTACTGGCTGGGCAGCCTGCTGGCCGAGCAGATCCGCGGAGCCATGGGCAGCTTCCCGTTCCTGGAGGTCGTCGGCGAGGCCGGCGCGGGCAAGTCCACGCTCATCGAGTTCCTGTGGAAGCTGGTCGGCCGGCGCGACTACGAAGGCTTCGACCCCAGCAAGGCCACCATGCCGGCGCGCTCCCGCAACTTCGCCCAGGTGGCCAACCTGCCGGTGGTGCTGATCGAGTCCGACCGCGACCAGGGCGATGGCGCCAAGCAGAAGCAGTTCGACTGGGATGAGCTCAAGACCGCCTTCAACGGCCGCTCGATCCGCGCCCGGGGCGTGAAGAACGGCGGCAACGACACCTACGAGCCGCCCTTCCGCGGCAGCATCGTGATCAGCCAGAACGCCGCCGTGCAGGCCGGCGAGGCGATCCAGACCCGCATCTGCCACCTGCACTTCACCCGCGAAGGCCAGACCCGCCAGACCAAGGAACTGGCCGAGGCCCTGGAGAAGGCCGAGCTCGAGCATGTCAGCCAGTTCGCCCTGGACGTGGCCAAGCGCGAGGCCGAGCTGCTCGAACTGATCACCCAGCGCGCCCGCACCTACGCCGAGCGCCTCGCCGAAGACCCCGACATCAAGGTGCTGCGCATCGCCAAGTGCCACGGCCAGCTGATGGCCCTGGTGGAGTGCCTCGGTCCCGAGGGGCTGGGCCTGTTCGACGCCCAGACGATCGACATGGCCTGCGGCCACGTGCGGGAGATGGGCCGCGAGCGTCAGCAGTCCATCAATGCCGATCACCCGCTGGTCGCCGAGTTCTGGGAGGCCGTCGAGTACCTCGAGGGGCTCTCCGAGGAGCCGCTGCTCAACCACTACGGCAAGAACAGCGACCTGGTGGCCATCAACCTCAAGGACTTCGAGCGCCGCTGCGCCGACTACAAGCTGCGCATCCCCGAGGTACGCGAGCTTAAGCGCTACCTCAAGTCCAGCAAGACCCGAAAGTTCGTCGACGCCAACCGCACCGTCCGCAGCCAGATCCGCCTGGGCAATGCCAGCGTGAAGTGCTGGGTGTTCCAGGCCTGACCAGAGAGGAGATCGCCATGCGCCACCGCACCTACACCCTCGACCAGGCCGCCCCGCTGCTCAACCTGGGACGCAACACCCTGGCCCGCCGGCTGCGCGAGGCCGGTGTACTGGGCGACGACAACCTGCCGGCCGGTCGCTACCGGGGCAACACCTGCCTGGTGCTGGTGGCCACCGGTACCTACTGGCACCCCATCTGCGGCTGGACCCACTACGGACGCACCGAACTCACCGATGCCGGCCTCGACCACGTGGCCGACCGGCTCGGCATCACCATCGACCACCTGCCTGCGCACCACGCCCGCCGGGCAGCAGCAACCCACCACGCAAGGAGCGCCTCATGACCATGCCCAACCTCACCCAGCGCCTGAGCGAGCGAAATCGCCAGACACTGGAAGCCATGCACGCCGCCGAGGCGGATGCCGAACGGCGCCTCGCCCAGATCGAGAAGCTCGGCCCGGCGGCCCTGAACCGCCTGGCCCAGGTCGCCCAGGGCGACAGTGGCCAAAGCCACCACTGCCGCCGCCTGCTGCTGGCCGTCTACAACGGCCCCGAGTGGCCGCTCGAGCTCACGCGGCTTCGCGTGATTGACCGCGACCTGCAGGACGCTGCCCTGGTCGTAATCGAGTGGGCCACCTACTCCGGCCGAGAGCTTCACGAGTACCTGGACGACGGCGACCGCCTGATGCAGCGCTTCTGGCTGCTCGAAACCCACAAGGAAAAGGACTGAACAATGGCTGATAGTGCCGACGTAGCTGCCGAGATCATGGAACGCCGCCAGGAAGCGGCCCTGGCCAACCGCCCCGCCCTGCATGCGGTCGCCGACGCCGAGGAATGCGACGACTGCGGCTATGAAATCCCTGCCGCCCGCCGCCGGGCCGCGCCCTGGGCCACCACCTGCATCGAGTGCCAGGGGATCAGAGAGCGCAGGGGCCGCCATGTCCGATAAGCCAACCAAAGGCGGGCCGCTGGCCCGCCAAGCCGCCATGCTGTGCAGAGATGAGTGTTTCCGGCTCTACCTGGATCGCCGCCGGCGCCACAAGTTCGCCCTCACCGAGAGCCAGCTACCCGACGGCACTCACGATGAGCAGGACGCCCGGGACTGGCTGTGCGCCGCCTGTGGCATCCATAGCCGCGCAGAGCTGGATCACGATCGACAGGCTGCCGACACCTTCCAGAGCATCCACCGGCGCTATGGCCGCTGGCGAGTACAGAGAAACGTTGCCACTCTGAAATCTCGGCACTAGGCAGAAACGATAGTGCCGCGCCCTGTCAGCTACCGAGCAGCGGGGGAAAAGCAATCTGAAATGAGGTGAGCAGACATGTGGGGAAAAATCGAAGGTCAGCGCTTACGCCTAGCCAAGATGTGCATTGCAGACTATTGCCTAGCATTGCGAGAAGAATCAGGAAACGTTGATATTCCATACGTTGTTTCCCGAATAAACAATGAGTTCCGCCTGGTTCCTGAGTCAGAAATGCCCTCTCTGATAAACGATATCGGCTATTTTTTTCACTGCCTCGATAACCAGCAGGTAGAAGCGCTAGATCGCGGTGGTTACTGGAAGTGGAGGGCAGTGTCAGCTCTTGAAGCCAAAGCCGAGCTGGAGAGGAACCTCAACCAATTACGAACATAGCTAGAAATATTTCTCAGCCCACTGTAATAATCAGGCTGATGATAGAAGCAACCTCACACCATAGTGGATCATGATAGCCATGGAGGGCAGCATGCACCGCGATCCATACAAGGTTTCCCCGGACAGCGCGCTCGCTCACCCATCAGTGCGACCTGTTTTCGAGCGGCTTCTCGGGGCACCCATCCAGGCAGAAGAAAGCGAGATGAAATCCGTCTCGTCCACGAATGTCCGGCAGGAAGATAGCGTCGCCGCCCTAGCCGCCGAGATGTGTCAGGGCGACGCCTTCCCTCTTTACCTCGATGAGCGACAACGCCGGAAATTCGGCAAGTCTGAGAAGGAATGCCCGGATGGAACCCATGACGGCCTGCAGGCACGCGATTGGCTCTGTCAGGCATGTGGCGTTCGCACCTGGTCAGAGCTGGACACAAACCCACAAGCCGCCGAGATCTTCCTGCAGATCTACAACCGCTTCTCTCGCTGGCAAGCCCGGCACCAAGACTAGGACTAGCCACACCGCCCCCTCTGGGCGGCTCAATTCGTTTCCATAAATAACGGTATAAGAAAGAAATCCACCGTGCTTCCGCCCCTGCCAAGTAGTCTAAGATTGCCTTAGACTGTATAAGATTACAGTATCAAGGAGGCACATCATGGCAGACGGCGTCGAGGTACGCGGCAACACCGTGCGCGTCTACTTCCGGTGGCAGGGGGATCTCTGCCGCGAGCCGCTCCCGGGCACGGCGACGGAGCGCAACATCGAGCACGCCCGGCGGCTGGCGACCATCATCAACTACGAGATCGAGGCCGGCACCTTCGACTACGCCCGACACTTCCCGGAATCGAAGCGCCTCCACGAGAGCCGGTTCGGCTACTACCTGGACCTGTGGCTAGCCATCAAGGAGAACGAGCTCGCCTACTCCAGCTTTCGAGGCATCAAGTCGAAGGCCGAAACGCACGTGCGCCCGCGTTGGGGCAATGAACAGGCCGATGCGATTGACCACATCGAGCTCCAGGACTGGATCCAAAAAGACCTGGCGAAGCACCTGTCGAACAAGACGATCAAGGAGATCGTCAGCATCATGCGGCAGACCTTCCGGCTCTACGCCACACGCAACAAGAAGGCCTTCGATCCAACGCTGGGCATCACCATCCGCCTGCCCGACGACGAGGATCCCGACCCGTTCAGCCGCAGCGAGATCGACAAGATCCTGACCACGCCGACGAAGCGCGTCCAGGAGCTCAACCTGATCCAGTTCGCGCTCTACGACGGCCCCAGGATCTCCGAAGCCCAGGCCCTGGCGTGGGAAGACGTGCTCGATGTCGAGAAAGGCATCATTCGGTACCGGCGGGCGGTGGTGCGCGGACGATTCAAGGTGACGAAGACCAAGCGATCGACGCGCGTCCACCACCTGCTAAAACCGGCGCGGGAAGCGCTCCAGGAGCAGTACGCGCTGACCGGCAAACTACCGGCGCAGCCCTACGAGATCGTCGATCGTGACAACCGCACCGTGCGCAAGGAGAAGCTGCGGCTGGTGTTCCTGAATTCCCAGAGCGGCAAGCCCTTCTACGAGAACGCGATCCGGCAACGCTTCTGGAAGACCCACCTGGAGAAGGCGGGGGTGAGATACCGCAGCCCGAACCAGTGCCGGCACACCTTCATCAGCCAGATGCTGTCGCTGGGCGTGGTGCCGCTGCACTGGATCTCGAACCACGTCGGCCACTCCACCATCAACATGATCCAGCGCCGCTACGGCAAATGGATCAAGTCCGACGGCCAGGACGTGCCCAGCATGATCGAGAAGCTGCTCGAGCTCTGA